CGGCTGAGGCAGCATTGTGGTTGCTGTTGTTGCAAAATTGGTGGAATCAAAATTCAAATATGTCTTAAGGGCATCGTTTGGAGTTTCTGCTGGGCATTGAACCATGAGCCTTTGATTGCCAGTAAATCCAGTTCCTCCGGTTGTGTTGTCATCGTTGCTGTATTGAAATGCACCAGTACCAACCATTGCCTCATACAACGGTGTACTCGCAGCAGAGTAACTACTTGGCGCACCCCAAAAGCGACCACCTGCCATTACAGCGGTTGCGTACATATCAATTCCATACTGGTAGCCAAGGACACGATCAATACCAACCGTGTAGCCGTACTCGTTACTCCCCGCGTTGCTATCTCCAATCATAAGAACGTCTATAGAGTCTGTCCCTACTACTGCATCGCGTAAGAAAGAAGAAGCGCGGCGCGATCCGTAGAAACCGGGGACTGATGAACTCACTGAACCAAACGTGTATTCGGTTGGAATATAAACACGCTTCAGCGCAGTCCCATCAGCAACAGCGGCATTATCCATAAGCGTGACCGAGTAACCACCGGGTGTCATGGTGCTGACGGAGTTTGTCAGAACACCAGCAGTGCTCGATACACCAAGAAGCGTTCCCGAATTCACAGTCGCGTTCACAAGAACCTTGACAGAGCAGATGCCGCCGAATTGCACCTGCACCTCACGACCGTTGTCGCCTGCTCCAGTCATCAGACCCGTAACCACGCCAAGGTAGCCAGTGTTGCCAGTCTCTGTAGACACAGCCTTGCGGATGCAGTTAAACACGTAGCCTGTGTTGGCAGCCTGCTGCGGATCAACGACCGCACCAGCATGGATGAACGAGGTAATGACCAGATCGCCAATGGCAACTGATGTACCAGACTTGTTCACGCAGGTAACAGTTGTTCCTACTGGTTGAACGCCAAGGCGATTTTGAATCGGTGCAAATGTCATAGTCAAGATCCCGTATAAGTTTGAAGTTCAATGTCTGAAAGAAGGCGTGGATAGAACACCACGGAATGGACACCGTTATTGAGGTGACCTTCAAAGTCTCCAATCCCTGTAATCGCGTCAGTACCAATATTCATCCACCCAATAGTGGATGGGCTGACATCAGATGTTCCACTCGTCACCGTCCCACCATTCGTACACATCCGGATCGCAGCGTTAGACGATCCACTAATAGTGAACGCTGTGGCATTCAATGCACTTGTCAATGATGTTGCTGTGATTGATCCAAGTGTCCAAAGCAAACTGCTAGTAGCCGAACCATTGGCGTGTTTCAGGTGAAGATGTTTAGTTGCCGCAATATCAAACGCCAGCACTGATCGATCACCAGCACCAACCGCTCCACGGAAGTACTTGACAACAAACGTACCGGGCTGTGTGAACCACGAAGTGAAATTCGTTCCACTCATGGTCAGTTGATCATCACCACGGGTATCAGGTGTCAATGTGACGGGGACATATGAAGAGGCAACGGTTCCGTTTTCTAGTTGCACACCCCAAATTTCTACCGAATCGTTAATATCAACAATCCGAAATGCAATTTGTTGTTGACTAGCCGCTGTCAACCCTTGATATCGAACCCATTCACTAGTAATAGTTACGGTTGTCCACGTTGGACTAGTAATCGTGGTAGAAACTTGGAATGCTCCAGTACCACTTACACGCCGAATCCATGCCGACCAAACTCGCTGCGTATTTGGCTTTGCCGTAGCAAGACCATGCGTAATAGTTGCATTGGCAGCACTCGCAGTGAAACGAACAGCGTTTGTAGTTCCGTCCGGAGATACTTGATCAGTGGCTCTGGTGATATTTACGTCAGTCCATTGAAAGTCTCCACCAACAGTGGAGAATGTTTGGCTATGCGTGAGTCGATTGGTGACGGCGGCTTCAATAAGCACACCTTTTGATGTCATTATGCCGCCAATTGATTCATAAGTGAATCGAGGATAGCCACTATCAACGTATCCAACTAAACCATTTGAACGAATGTACGTGGCTGCACCAGCACGTGCAAATGTCAATCCATAGGTAGATAGATCAACCTTTCCACCCATCCTGCTGAAATCAAACTTCCTTGTGCCAACCGTTTGACCGTCAAGAGACAGAGTTCGATTGCGCTCTTGACGCAATGTGGGTGGGGCAACAGACCATGTTCGATTTGATGACATCATTTAGATAAACGAAACGAGTGCGTTAGCAGCCGCTGCGGTTCCAGTGAAATACAACTCAATAAGTTCGCTACCGCAGGTATCAACAATAATGAAACCAGATGTGCAACTTGTGGTTCCATCAAATTTCTTGTAGTCACCAGCACCACTAGCCGAGAAAGTTATTGCTGGAAATAGGGCTGTTCCAGCAACAGTAATTGCACCACCAGTCGCAGCCGTTGCTGTGGTCTGCGCAAGATTGACTGGAATCCACCGACCAGCAACCTTTGAGAATGACCAACCAATGACGTTCAGAACGATTGCACCGCCGCTTGTGAGGTACAATGGACACACCTTGATGTAGTTCATTGAAGGAGTTACAACAATTGACCCACCGCCCGTAGCAGGTTGAGTAGATGTTTGTACTCGCGCAGTCAAACTACCAGTAGCAACGACAGTAATGTTTGCTAACGATGCAACTTCCATTGCATCTGGAATCGTTTGTAGTGCGGTGACAGTTCCAGCGCGTCCTGATAGGTCTACTAACATAGCGTTTCCTTATGATGGGCTTGGGACGGTGTTTGTCATTACAAACCCGCCGTTGTTTCGATAGTTGTTTATCCAAACGTTTGGTCGCAACTGACCAAAGTGTGCTTGCAGCATCCCGTCCTTGCGCTGCGCAGTACCAAAGAGTGTTCCAGCCTCAATCTCTGCAAGACGCTGTGACTGTTGTCCATCTTCGTACGATTCCGTAATCGCACGGACGTAGAGAACGAGCAAACCCTCTAGATAAAGCGGGATTGAGATGACATCCGTTGGCAAGTTTGCAGTCGATACACGCTGCCAGCCCGTGCGATACGTGATCTTGATCTTGTTTACTTCAGAACTGTCAGGAGTTGGATAGATTTGCAACTGATACGTCTGTGTAGGAGCAGCATTTGTAGGCACAACCGCCTTCACGTACCCTCGCGTACCGTAACTATCAAAGTCAGACGAACGAGTGTTCTCTACCTCATCCTGATTGGTGATCAACAGCGGCAATGTTCCGCTCCACGCGGCAATCAGTTCAGAAAAGTCAGCAGGAAGCAGCACATACTGTAGACCAGCAGTCGTTGACAGCAGTGCAGTGGCTTGCCTGAACGTCCACTGGTAGCCAAACAGATGCTCACCAGCCTGATTAATGATCTCAGCCTGTCGTTCTGCGACAGTCTGACCAGCGGCGGTCGATGGGCGACCACCAATGGCGAGCAACACATGGTTCGTCAGGTCTTTGTAGTACAGCATTGAAATCCACTGGACGGGTTTCCCCGTCCAGTGGTATGGGTTTAATCAATCATCAAGAAATCTGATCACGGAACCAATACTGGAGCGGAATGAAGACGCGGCGTTGCACGGTCGATGCACCAGCAATTGCTTCCATAAGCACGGCTGCTGCATTTACACCAGTAGCAGTACCACCTACGTCAACAAACGAACCAGCAGTATCGCCGGGTTCAAGCAATGCACCAATAGTTACTGCACCGCTGGCAATGACCTTGGCAGTAACAATTCCACCAAACTGAACAGTGACTGTTGAACCAACAGCACCCGAAGTACCAGCCAAATCAGTAACAACTCCAATGTAACCGTTGAAGTTGGTAAGGTCACCGTCTGCTGGAGCAACGCAGTTAAAGACATAGAGCGGATCATAGCCCAAACTTGGATCAATAACTGCACTGCCATGCAAGAACGAAGTAGCAACAACATCACCGACTGCAACAGTTGCAGTACGGACTACGCACTTGGTCGTGTAGTTCACGGGGTGTGCGCCGAGAGGACCAGCCGATGGGGTAAAAATCATGTGATTTCCTTTGTGAGAGAAGGGGGTGGGATGACCCACCCCCCGTTGTATTAGGAGACAGCAATAGGGGCAACGATTCCGTGACGCTGACGGCTGTTGCAGAACACGTTCCACCAGCAGTCAACAGGCTGAACCCAAGTAAACGGCTGATTTGGGTGACGCATGACATCATGCTTCTTCATGTAACGAGTCGAGTGATAGATAGGAGTGATGTACTGACCGTTCACGAAGAAGAATCGAGCACCCTTATCGATGGTGTTCGCTGCAAATTCGGTTGAATTGGCAACCATAGTCTGAGCCTGCCGACCACTGAGATCGTCTGTACGTGAAGAACCAGCAGCAATAGCAGGATAAATTGCAGCCGTGTCCATGTTGGCGCAGTATTCAACAGGAATACCACTGAAGGTAGGCGTGTTGTACGCCGAATCTTGCTGACTGACCAACATATTGTTGCTGGAACGGAGTGTGCGCTTGTAAAGGTTCAAACCTTCCTTGGAGCACAAGATCATTTGGCGATTGAAGTTTGTTTCTTCAAAGTACTGCTTCTGAGTAAGCGGAGACTTGAATTGAACCTTTAAGAACATATCGTCAAATGCGCCAAACAGACTATAAACAGATCGTGCAATCGATGCGTTTGCGTTGTGACCTGTGTAAGTAACGTTGGTCGTAGCAGCAGTGTTGATTAAAGCAGACTTGTTGTAGAACGAAATCTGATTTGACCAACGTGGATCATTTGCTGGGTTAATGCCCAAGATATTTGGAGCACTTGACTGTGTTGCAAGCCATGCCGAACCACCGCGTTCACCAAAGGTGAGATCGCTATTGACGGTTTCAGTGATGAAAGCAGGAATCGAGTACGGCTCCTTGCCACCAGTTTCCACGTTGCCGTAGTTATTGAATGGTGATGCCCACAGATCGTTTTCCATGCCGTTGAGCATGGAAGTCCACATACGCATTTCCTTGATGCGCTTCACGCGCTTGTACATGACCTTGGCATCGCCTTCGTTCAGTTCGATTTCCTGATCGGTCCACGACATATGGTCCATGCTGAAACGCCAAGGAGCAGACAGTGTGTCAGTGACCTGCGGGTTGCGCCAAGTGAATACTTCATTCGGCTCATACTTCTGGTAGGTGGACGAATCGTCAAAGACGATGACATCCTTGATGGAAGTACCACCCTGAATAGTCGTTTCGCTTGCCTTCTCCTTGAGGAGACGCGAGAGAACGTAGTTATTCTTGACGGCTTCGTTAATAACGGCATCCGCACTCTTCAGATATGAAGGTCCGGTTGACTGCATGAAGTCATTGAATTGTGTAATTGAAGGCATAGCCTATTCCTTTAACGTTTGGTGCGGGACGAACTCTTGTGCGTCCCAGAGAGGATTTGATCAAGAACATCATCATCAGCATCGCGAACAGGAGCCTTCACAGGCGGACTTGACGCACGTGGCGCGGTTGGCTGTGAGTTCTTGATCGATGGTGCAGACGTTTTGGTTCCAACTAGTTCCGTGTAGGCGGCTCGCGTGAGTTCATCAATGCTCGCGTACCCACCCGGCTTTGCCGCACCCATTGCAGACATCTTTGCTACGACTACGTCAAAGGTTGGAGCCTTCGCCCCATACTGAACACGTATCGAAGCATCCGATGCACGGGCTTCGGCAAGCAGCATTCTTTCCTGCATTTGCTGCTGTTGCATCTGAAAGGCTGAACGGACTGGCGCAACAACGTCTTCGCCATACATTTCCGCCATTTGCTCAAAGGGATCAGCCGCCTTTGGAGCCGCATTCGTAGGCTTGTTAGCCTCGACCGCCGCATCCGGTGGTGACTTCGTCTGCGCAAGTTGCTCCTCCATCTGCTTCACTCGACCGCCGTATGAATCGACATCCTTCTGTCGCTTCTCAGCCTTTGCAGCCCATTCGGCTAGCACAGCATCGGAAGCAGAAGAAATGATTGCATCCGGTACGCCATCCCGTTTAAGGATCTTGGCGACCACTTCACGGTCAAAGGCGGGTGTGGATGGTACAGACTCAGGAGCGGGTGCAGACGAATCTACATCGGCTTCATCATCATCGGATTCCACACTTCCAAGCAATTGATCAAGTATCGAATCATCGTCATCTGGTTGTGATGATTCAACTTCGATACCAGTGTCTTGCTCCGTTGTCCCGCTGGGCAACGTTTCGACATCAATGGGTTCAGCGGTGCTGTCCATAGTTAGTCCTCTGCTCGCATATAGCCGTGCTCTGACGCAACGTTGCGTTCGTGCCTGCGGCTTGAGATGATTGGTTGACCCTTCGCATTGCAAGGAACTCCCGGCATATTGCGCGGGAGTGTCACACTTACATAGGGGTATGTGCCTGTAGTGAAGTTAGGCGACAGTTGCGCACTACTTAGAATGCGTGTCAACGTGCCGCGTTCCGGATGCTGCACCACTTCGCCTACCGAAGGCACAGTGGACATGGGGTAATAAACCTCCACGACTTGCCCTGCTTGATTGGTAAATTCGTAGTTCGGCATTACATCCTCGAAGCAGCCGCTGCAATTGCGCCTTGTGATCGCGCCGATATTGCAGGTTGCTCGCCAGTAGGAGACGGGGAAGGAGGACTTTGTGGAACACCCCCTACCCCCCCTTGTGGTGCTTGCTGTGGTTGGGTTGCTTGTTTCAGGATCGACTCATCAATGAAGTCAGCCATCTGCGGGACGTTCTGGGCATCGCCAAGGAAGGACATCAGGTCGCGCCAGCGGATCCACGGCATGGCTGGCATTGCCTGCGCAGCCTGAGTTACAACCGTAAATGTCTCCACAGCACGCTTTTGCGCCAGCATTTCGCTGGTTCGCTCCATTGAATAGGCATCCACATCGATCTGCATATCCTCCCAAGCACCCACCTTCAGACCGCCTTGGAAGATCGGATCCTCCATCGGTAAACCCTTGGTGTCCTCGCCGCCGACCGGGATGACGATGCGCTGATCGTGCCACATATACCAGCCGACATTGCGCATGATCGTGTCTACCGACTCTTGGAAGCCGCGCTTGAGGTGGGCAATGCGCATCGTGGAGGCACTTTCAGCAACCGCCACCTCAGTAGCCGATGCTCCACCTGAGATGTTTCCACGCATCGCATCGGAC